GGCGGTCTGGCTGGCGGTGCCGGTGTAGACCTCGCGGTACAGCAGTCCGGCGAATTTGCTGTCGGTGCTGATCTCATCACCCACCCACCAGGTGGACTCCAGCCCGTCGATTTCGCCCTCGCCCAGCACGGTGACCAGCCAGGCGTCGGCGCCGTCGGTGCTTTGCGCGGCGTAGGCCAGCACCCCGCCGGTCTTGACCGTGCCGAAGATCAGCCGCCGCGCGGCGGCACTCTGGCGCACCGTGGTATTGAGCACCCGGGGCGCTGCCGCCCCGCCTTGGCTGCCCGAGGGCGCCAGCAACTTTTGGGCGGCGACATTGAGCACGCCCGAGGCGGCGAAGGTGACTGCCGTTTCGATGAAGGCGGCGGTGCCCACGGTGGCGCCGATGACACCGAAGGCGTAGGCGTCTGCGACAAACGCGCCGATCGCTTGTGGCATGTCAGCACCCGCCCTTCTGGCCGGCTTCGGCGGCCGGGCGGTAGAACGCGGCGCGCCAGTGGCGGCGCGGCACGGCGCGCAGGCCGAGCGGGCCGGGCAGGTGGGCGAACTGGCCGCCCACCACGGCCAAGGCGCCGGCCCAGGGCGCGGGCGCGGCGATGAGCACCAGGTCTCCGCGCTGCGCGTCGGCCAGGCCATCCCGCGCGGCGAGGTCGGCGCGGGCGATGAGGCCGGGGATGCCGCCGAGCGATTCCAGGTGCGCCAGCGCGTCGGCTTCGGTGGTGTAGAGGGGGTCGGGCAGGCGATCGGCCGGCACGCCGTGGATCTGCAGCAGCGCGGCGCGGGCGAACTGGCAGCAGTCGACCACGCCCCAGCGGAACGCCAGGGTACGCCAGGCGGTGAGCAGGGTTTGCAGGCGGGAGTCCAGATCCGGCGCGGTAGTGCTCATGTCGGCGGGCGTCATGCGAACCCCCAGGAAAGCTCGAGGTTTTCCATGGCGGCGACGTATTTGAAAAAGCCGTCGCTGGCATGGCGGGCGCGGTGGTCGGCGTCGGTGTAGCGGCGGATCCGGGCGCGTTCCCAATCGACGGCGATCGACTCGCACGCCACCACCACGGCGGTGCGTTCGCCCACTTGCACGTCTTGGGTGTCCATGCGGCCGACGGCGATGGTGCGAGTGCCAATCACGCTGTAGCCTTCGTCGCACAGGCCCAGGGTGATGGTGACGGCGCGGCCTTGCACGTCCTGGCTGCGCAAATAAGCAGCCCAGTCGCCAGGGATGCCGCTTAAGGCCAAGGTGAAGCCGTAGCTGCGCGCTTCCGCCCCGGCCTCGATGGCGCTGATCTCGCCCAGGGCGCCGGTGCCGTAGTACACCTGCCCGTCGATGGTGACGCTGGTGGGCAGGCTGCACACGCGCACAGCGCCGTCGGGGTAGTCCAAGGCGGCGGCCATGAAGGGGCGCACCACCGGGGCGCGGACGGCGGCGAGCAGTTCGGTGCTCAGGCCGCGCGTCATGCCGTCACCTGCAAGGGGTGGGCCTGCACGGCGTCCACCGTGAGGCTGTGGCGGGTGCCTTCGGGGCGCAGCGTGGCGGCATCGTCGGACGTCAACATGAAGATGCCCGAGGGCGCGTGCACATGGATGGGCGTGCTGGGCCCGGGCAGCGCGCGCATGGGGGGCGCGACGGTGAGCACGGCGGCGCCGGTGCTGACGGTGTGGGTCATGGCCGTGACGGTGTGCAGGTGCCGCCAGCCGTTGGCATCATCCCAACTGAGGTAGCTGCCCACCTGCAGCGGCGCCTTGCCGCTGTTGGCCCACAGCGTGCCGTGGATGCTGGTGCTGCTGGCGGCGCTGGTGACGGTGAAGGTGGTTTCGAGCCGGATGGTGGTGGCGTCGGCCGTGATCAGGGTGGTGTCGCCGGTGAGCGTGGTGAAGTCGGCCGTGAGCGGGATGGTGGTGTTGCGGTCTGCCCCGCCCGCGCTGGGGGGCGCGTAGCGGCAGGGGTAGACGCCCAGCACAAAGCGGCCGGCCTGCCCGCGCAGGCTGGCCAGGAAGGCGCGGGCATCCCGCGCGGCGGCGGGGGCCAGGGCGGGCGCGTCGACCGTGGCGGTGTGCAGGGCGCCGGGCAGTTCGGTAGTCTGGACCGTGCGGGTGAACGGGCTGGCAAAGCTGCTGGTGTTGTAGCGCACGGCGATCGCCACCTGGGCGGGCCGCACGCTGCGGGGCCAGTGGTGGACGGTGACCCCGGCGGTGGTGTAGCTGGTGGTCATGCGTCAGGCCCTCCCGAGTGCGGCGGCGAAGCTGCCGCCCCGGTTGGCACGGGACTGGACCAACGCCAGGGTTTCCGCCTTGGTCTGCGCCATGGCGGCGCGAATGCGCGATTCCACACCGGCGTCGGCGCCCCGGGCGTCAATGGTGATGTGCTGCGTGAGCGCGACACCGCCGCCCGCACCGCCGCCGGTGGTGTGATCGACCACCGTTTCACGCGGGTGCAGCATGGCCAGAAAACCGCCCTGCCCGTCCAGACCGCCGCCCCGGCCGCCGTTGCCGGTGTAGCCGCCGCCGGCAAACCTGAGCAGGCCGCCCGGCTTGAAGGCGTTGGAGACCATGCCTCCCAGCCAGGTGCCGGCCTGTTGCGCGGCGGGGGTCAAAAACTGGATGTTGATGGCGTCGAAGGCCAGTTTTTTGAGCAGATCGCCCAGCTTCATGCCGCCGCGGAAGGCGGAATCGAAGGTGTTGGCAAAGGCATCACCCAGGCGCTTGGCCTGGTCGACCGCCTCGGTGGTGGATTGGGCGACGAGGCCGAGGCGGGCGGAAACCATTTCGACATATTCCGCCTCTGTCACCAACCCTTTTTCCAGCCACTCCAGGGCCTTGGCCATTTCGTCGCGCTGTTTCTGCAGGCGGGCGCTTTCTGTGCCGGCCAGCATGTCGTTCAGGAGGGCCATTTCCTGTTTTACGCGGGCTTCTTCTGCAAGGAGGTCAAGACTTTCTTCGTTGACCTTGCCGGCGCGTGCCGTGGCGCCGGCCAGCTTTTCTACGGCGCTGGCGTACAGGTCACCGTTGATGGCGCCAGAGAAGTAAAGGCGATCGAGCTGGTTCAGCGTGTCCAGGTACTCTTTGGCTTTGATGACGGCAGAGCCTTCGAGTAGCGACCCGACGCGGCGGGTGATCTGTTCGTCGTAGGTCAGGCCGGAAAAGCGCGAATCGGCGCGGGCGGTGGCCTGCTTTTTGTCGGCCTGGGCGGGTGGCAATATGCTGGCCAGCGGCCTTTTGTCATTGGCGCGCTCCCATCGGCGCAGCGGGCCTGCCGGGTCCTCCATGTCTCTGACCATGCCGCCAGAGGTCTGGCGGGATCTGTCCGGCCCGGCCCCTCCATAAATGTCGCCAACGTCTTTTGCGTACCCACCCATGGCGATCTGCCAGAAAGAGCGCCCTTCCTTCTGCCCCTCCTTGAACCGGTCAATGACCTGGTTCAAGGCGGTCGCGACCGTGCTGGTGAGCGACCGCGCGACATTGCCAGCCTCTGCCGACAGGCGTGACATTTCTTTGTTGTAGCGGTCGACTTGTTCGATTTGCTCAGCGGTAAGCTTGGCGTCCAGGCGCTTGGCCTCGGCCAGGTCTTTCATGAACGGCGCGGCGTCGCGGATGGACTTGCCAAACAGTTCCTGATACACGCGGGTTTTGTCGGCGTTGCTGCCCAGCTCTTCGGTGGCGATGGCCACTTTCCGGATGGCCTCATCCGGGCTCATGCGGCGAAGCTCGGCCACGTCGATGTTGATGGCCTTGAGCACCTGGCCGACGCCTTTGCTGGGGTCCGCGTCGGCGATGACCGACTGGAACTTGACCATGATGCCGGTCAGGGATTCCAGCGACCCGCCGGTGGCACGGGAGACGTGATCGAGCGCGCTGGCGGCCTCCACCCCCATGCCGGTGGCGTCGGCCAGGTCGTTGAGGCCATCAATGGCGCGGCGCGATTCGTTGAATATGGCCGTGAGGCCAGCAACGGACACCGGCGCGGCCAGGGCGCCCAGCGCGCCCAGGGCGGACGCCTTGAGCGTGTCCATGCCGATGCCCACCGCGTCGAGATTGCGGCGAACCGCCGAAAAGGCCGCCGCGCTGCGATCTTCTGCGGTGATCAGGACTTTTGCGGTGGTGGTGGTCATTGCGCTGGCGGGGTTGGTTGTCGTGGTTTTCTTGGGGTGAAGCCGAGCGCGGCGGCAGCGGCGTCAGCTTCCTCTGGCGTGACTTCCTGGCCTTGCTGCGGCGGTGCTGCGCCGCCTTGACCGGCGCGATCGGCGCGGATCAGGTAGTCCTGCAGGTGCAGCTCCGTTGTGCCGCCGGTGCGGATGCCGTCGAGCAGCATGCAGATGCGCGCAAGCTGCAGCTCCAGCCGCCACAGCGGCAGGCCGTGCGAGCGGGTGTAGTGCTCGTAACCCTGCAGCACCTGCAACGGCGCGCGCGCCAGCACATGGGCCGGAACGCCGAGGTTGAATGACAGATCTGTCAGCCATTCGAGCCGGCTCCCGGGTGGGCTTTTTTTGAGTCGTCGGCCTCCATGACGCCGGCCGCGACCAGGATGCGCAGCGACGCGGCCCAGGGCAGCGCGGCAAAGCGGTCCAGGGCGGCCAGGTTGTCGGGCGCGACCAGGCGTTTGCCGGCGGCGTCGCTGATCCAGCGTGCGACGTTCCAGCCGCGCCGCTGGTCTGCGCTGGCGTGGACTGGCGGGGCGCCGCTGGCGTCCGGGTTGAGCCATTCGGCCGTGGACAGCCGTGCGACGTAGACGGAGCAGCCCAGCTCGGGCAGCTCAACAACCACCGGCGCGGTCACCTGCGCCGCGCCGTCCAGCGCGGACAGCAGCGCGTCGATCGTCGAAAGAGCGGCGCCCGCGGGCGCCGCTGTGGTGGGCTGGTCCATGCTTACGAGGCCAGGTCAACACGCGGCACATCACGCTCGATGGTGGCGCCGCCTTGCCAGTTGCCATTGGCCGCCGCGCCGCTGGTGTACGACACCACGGTGCCGATGTCGATGATGCGCCCGCGCGACAGCGGCAGGGTGGTGACCAGCGCGACCTGCGAGACCGCCTTGCGTGCGGCCTTGAGCGTGGCTTCGAACGCTGCGGCCATGGTGCTGGAGGCGAAACGCACGGACACGGTGCCGTGCTGCGCGGCGCCGTAGGTTTTGGCGCTGCCGCAGGATGTGTCGATGGTGCTTGACGGCGTGGTGCCGGTGTCGCCTTGATAGTCGGTCACCTGGCACGACGACGACAACACGCCTTCCGCGACGGTGCCGCCGCTGGTGTAAACACCCCAGGATGTGGCGTCCACATCCAGGAGAGCGTAGGTGTCGGCGGTGAGGCTTTCGACCACGCAGATGCGGTCGTTCAGCTCGGTCATGCCGCCGACGGCGGCATGCTTGACAATATCGCCGGTGGACAGGCCATGGGCGACGCGCGTGACGACGGCGGGGTTGGCGTTGGTGACGCCAGTGATGGCGGAGCCGGAGCCCCAGGATGTGACGACAGCGAAGGTGCTGCCTTTGAACGGGGTCAGGATGGGTGTGGTCATGATGCTGTGGTCTCTGTTGTGATCAGGCGGTGGCGGTGAGGGCGTCGGCGACCGACAGGCGCAGCGACAGGCGGTAGGACGCCAGCGCGGCGGGCGTTTCTGCGGCGTCGATCTCCCACACCACGACGGACTGGGGCAGCCGGTCGACAACGCCGACAGCGGACAGGTCCGCCGCGGCAACGCGCGCGGCCACGGTGGACAGCAGCGCGTCGACCGCTTCCGCCGGGTCTGCCACCGTGGCGGTGGTGAGGGCGCGGGCCTCGCAATCGATCTGCAGGACCAGATCCCACATTTCGCCGCAGTTGGTGCCGTCGGCGCGGCTGGCGTTGAGCAGCCTCACCGCGACCGCTTGCGACACGTTGCGCCCCCAGGCCCGGGCCGGGTTGGCTTTGACGTTGCCGCCGGCCACCGCGGGCGATGCCAGCAGCGCCGTGACGATGGCCTGGGCGACGCGGCCGAATGCGGTGGTTGCACTCACGGCGCGCGCTCCAGAATCAACCGGGTAACGCCGGTGCCGTCAGGCTCGATGCCGGCCACCACATAGTTGACGCTGGCCACCGTGACCGGCGCGCCGTGCACCACGGACGCGACAGCCGATGTCGGCACCAGCAACTGTGGTTGCTGGGTCTCCATGAGGCCGTTGCCCAGCATGGTTTGGGGTGGGGCGTCGAACACACCCGCCACCGTGACCACAGACGCCCCGATGGTGATCTGGGCGTTTGTGGCGAACTCTTCGGTGTTGAAAAACACGCTGAAGGTTTCGGTGAACATGGCGGCGGGTGGTATGGGTGGCGGGTTGCGGAAGCCCCATCAGACGAACGTGGCCAGGCAGGCGCGCTGCCAGTAGCCGAAGCCGACGTTGCGCGATGCGCTGACACCGTAGTGGTGTTTCTTGTCGCGGAACTCCAGCTCGGAGCCTTCGGCGATGGCCGACAGCGTGACCGCCTCTTCCTCCTGCCGGATCAGGCCCTTGGTCTGGCCGTCTGCGCGGAAGGTGGCGAACTTGGTGGTCCACGTCAGGCGCGGGTTGACCGCCAGGCGGACATTGAAGCCGCCGATGTTGCCCATGGTGATGATGTTGTTGCTGCGGCTGGTTGAGCCGTCCACGATGATCTGGCTGCCGATGGCGCCAGCGGCCGACGACATGAACGACACCGGCACCATGACCATGAAGTCACGGGCGTTTTCGTTCATGGGCTCGCCTTGGTCATCTTTGAAGCCCAGGATGGCTTCGATGCTGCGCAGAATGCCGGTTTCCATCTCGCCGGCCGTAGGGGCAGTCGTGGTTGTGATGTCCACGCTGATGTCGTTGGACTGGCTCCCGCTGTCGCCTTCGTTGTGGTCGGTGTCGAAGAAATACTGGCCGTCATAGCACAGCGCCGATTCACCGGCGATGATGAGCGTAGACAGCAGCTTGGCCCAGTGGGCGTTGGTGCGTTCGGCAAGTTCACGCACACGAACCATCACCTGGCCGGTTTTGTCGCGCCGCATTTCGTCCACCAGCACTTCGAGCGTGGCTTCGAAGTTTTTGTTGGCGATCGTGATGCCGTTTTCGCGGAAGCCTTTGGCCTGGCGTCCGCCGATCCATTCACGCATGGCGGGCGACATGCCCAACCATTTGTAGGTCTCGGATTCCTGGTTCGATGTGAACAGGTTGGAGACAGAATCAACCCAGGACGCACCGGCGTCCTGTTCGAGGGTGGCGTAAAACTCGCCGATGATGGCGCGGGAGCTGAGACCTTGTGCGGACATGATGGTGTTCCTTGTGTCTGGTGTTGTTCAGTGGTGTGCGTGGGCGTGTGTGGCCGCCCGATCAGGCGTCGCCGGCAATGCGGGCGGTTTCAGCCGCGGCGAGGGTGGCGTCAAACGCCACCACACAGATGCCGCTTTCCACCCAGCGGGAAACGCGGCCAACGATGCTGTTGGTGCTGGCGGTCAGGGTGAAGGTGTCGTCGTCGCTGGCGTAGACCAGCGGGCCGTCGTTGGCGGTGACGGCGGTGGCGCCGGCAACGGCCAATTGCACCTGGCCGGCGCGGCGAACGCGCACGCGCTTGTCGCCAGCCGAGCCGGCGGAGTTGTCGACCGTGGTTTCGGCAAAGCCGAGGAAGGGATCACCGGCCACCAAGGGGCGGGCGTAGCCGGAGGCGTTTTCTCCGACGGCGGCGCCCTCGTAGATGATGTCGGAGGCGATGACGGGGTATTCCTGAATCGTGCCCAACTCGTAAGCACGGGCTTTGGATGCAGCAAGCGTGGTCATGGTGTTACTTTCTCTTTCGGGGTTGAGGTTGTGGCGGCTGGGCGGTTACTTGCGGAACACGCGGGCTGCGCCGGATTCGGACGCGCGGGTGTAAGCCGTGTAGGCGGCCAGCGTGCCGAACTCGGCATGCAGCGCGGCGTTGGCCTGCCAGTCGGCGGCGCATCGCTCTTCCACCGGGCGGGCGGCAGCAGCCTGGGCGGTCTGCGCGGCTTGGGCGGCCTCGGTGGGCTGCACCGTGGCCGACGGCACGACCGGCACCACGGCGGGTGCGTCTGCCGTCATGGAGGCAAACTGCGCGGTGCGCGCGGCGCGCTCGGCAGCCAGCACGGCGCTGGCGGCCTCGGGGCCGGTGGTTTTGCCATCAAAGGCAAGGGCCTGCACCAGGGCTTCGTGGCCCGGCAGGGTTTGAGACAGGACGGCCTGAATGCGCGCGCGCTCTTGCGCGGCGCCGTCGGCCAGCACGCCGGCGAGCACATCGGGTGCGTCGGCGGCGAGTTGTTCGCGGGTGATGGGCATTGGTTTGTCCTCGATTGCGGTTGCGGACGGCTGGAGCAACACCGGCTCTGCCGCGTTGGGAAGATCAACAGGCAGCGCACCGGCGGCCTGCTGAATGGCGGGTGTTTGGGCTTGTGCGCCTGGCGCGCGGCGGCGGGTGGCGTAGCGGCCGGGGTCTTGTGCCAACTGCTCGGCAATGGCGTCGACCGTGGCAAAGCCGTCGATCAGTCCGGCCTCAAGCGCTTGAGACCCGATGAAGATGCGGCCGTCTGCCATGCGCGAAAGCACGTCTTGTGTGGTGGTGCCGCGGTGCTCGGCTACGGCGTCCACAAAGACTTCATACATGTGGTCCACCTGACCCTGAATATAGGCGGCGCCCTCTTCGGACAGCGGGGCATTGGGCCCGGCCATGCGTTTGTAGCGTCCGGCCGTGATTTCGGTGACGCGGGCCCCGCCAGCCTGCGGCGGGGTGTGGCTGTGGCTGGCCACCACACCGATGCTGCCCACCTGCACGGTGGGGCCAGTGGCAAACACAGCATTGGCGGCGGAGCCGATCCAGTAGGCTGCGCTTGCCATCATGCCGTCGGTGACGGACACAATGGGCTTGATGGCGGACAGCTCACGCACGGCTGCGGCCAGCTCTGGTGTGCCAAAAACGCTGCCGCCAGGGCTGTCGATGGCCAGAATGAGTGCCTTGACACGCGGGTCTGCAATGGCGCTTTCAACCTGGCGCGTGGCCATCTGGGCGGAGACGCCGCCGCTGACACGGGTGAACAGGTTGGCTTTGGGTGCAATGACGCCGTCGATGGTTAGCACAGCAACCCCGCCTTCGCGCAGGCTGTATTCCTGCTGGTCGTTGGCCAGCGGACGGCCAAGGCGGGCCTCGATGGACTCGATGTCGATCTTTTCACCGCGCAGGTGCGTGGTGTAGATGCCCTGAATTTCGCTCAGGCGCTCGGGGGTGATGGCCCAGGGCGAGGTGACAAGGTCAATGAGCTTCATGATGGTGGGTATTTTTGGTTTTTGCGGGTTCGCAAAACAGGGCAAATTGAGACGACATGCCGCACTGGTTGTTCATGGCCATGCCGGCGCCTGGTCCGCTTGCGGCGGATCTGCTGGCGGGTCTTCTGCCGGTGGCTGCATGGCGCCAGCGGCGCCCGGCTCCAGCCCGGCGCGGCGGCGGGCGGCGGCTTCTTTGGCGCGTTGGGCGTGTTTGGTGTCCCAGTCGACGCCGTCGTGCTGGATGCTTTCGTCTTGCAGCGTGCTGATTCCAAGCTCCACGCGGCCCTTGGCGGCCTGCACTTCCTTCGCGGGGTCCAGCGAGCCAGGGCCGTCACCCGTCCAGATGGCGCGGCGCCACGCGGCGCGGATGAAGGGGTCTGAAAAGTAGCCCGGAGCGGCGATGCGGCCGGAGCCAATTTCGTTGTCGAGCCACAGCTCATAGACCGGTTGACACAGGTTGGTGGACAACCAGTCTCGACGGCCGCGGAAGAACTTCCAGGACAGCAGCATGGCGCCACGAGCGGCGCTGTAGCTGCTTTGAAAGTGCATGATGAGCACTTCCACAGGGATTTCGAGCGCCATGCCGATCTGGCGCAGGATGGACATGACAAATGGGTCAAATTGCGCGTTCGGGCGGCCGGGTGAAGCCGTTTCGACCGATTCACCTGGCAGCAGGTTGATGGCTTTGCCGGATTCCATCTCACCGCTCCAGCTTTCGGCCTTCTTGGCGATGGCCTGCTGCGCGTCTTGGTCAAACAGGTCCTGGAAGGCCTGCGGGTCCATTTTGATGAAAACGGAAAACAGCGCGTTGGTGACGGCGGCGTTGAGCTCTGCTTCGGTGTAGCGGCTGATTTGTTTCAGCGGCTCCAGGATGGGCGCAATCCAAGGCACCCCGCGCACCTGGCCGGGGCGCAGCTGGCGGAACAGGTGCAGCACATTGCGGCGGTCTGTTTTTTCGCCGCGGAAGACGACACGGTTCCAGGTGTTGCCGGCGGTGCGGGTGTCTCCCGGGTGGATGCGCGCGATGTGGCAGGCAATGGCCTCGCCGCTTTCAGTTTTGATTTCGATGCCTTCGATGAGTGATTCGGTATTGGCGCCGCGGTTGGGGTTGCAGATGCGGTCTGCCTCGATGATCTGCAGGGACAGCGCGGTGCCGCCCTGCCGCGCCAGCAGGGGGGTGACGACAAAGGTGTCGCCACTTTCGAGCGTGGTGCGCAGTGCCAGATCCTGCTGGGCGTAGAAATTCAGCTTTCGGGCGACGTCGCAATCTACGTTTGCCGCCCAGACTTCAAAGCGCGTGCGGGTGTCTGCCATCCAGGCGTCTGCCTGTGCCTGGCTGAGCCCAAGCACGTCGGCTTTGATGGCCGGCGCCATCGACAGGCCGGTGCCAACGATGTTGGTGCAGGCGGTGTTGACGGCGCCAATAGCGACCGGGGCTTCGCGCAGCTGGTCGCGCGATCGGGCGCGCAGCATGGGCAGGTCGGCGATGATGTCGGCATTGGCGCTGCCGGTGCCTGGGTTCCAGGTAGCGGTTGTGGCTTTGGTGCGCTTGCCGCCAGAGTAGCCGCCGGCCAGGGCCTCGAACAGGCTGAGTTTGACGCGGGCCTGATAGCGCGCCATGGCGCGCTCTGGCGAGATGGTGCCGATCAAACGATCAAGCCGCGTGAGCTGCGGCAGGCTGATGGCTTGCTTGGTGGGGCGCGGTGTTTCTTGCATGTATCAATACCGCGGAACGATGGTGCGGGCGCGGCTGCGGCCGGACGCGCTGTTGCTGAGTTGCTGCACTTTGGCGGACCAGTATTCGATCTTGGCGGTGATCTCGGCCGCGTTGGCGCGAACGAGCCTTCTTCCTGCTATTTCGTAGGACTGATTGCCAGCCACGGCGGCGTCTGCCGCCAGCCACAAATCAAGTTGGGTTTGCGCGTGCGCGAGGGTGATTCCGGGCATGGGTGGAATCTATCGGCGCGACTTGCCTAAAAACAGGGCAAATTGAGACGACTTTGCCGCTCATGTCTGGCCGCCACGGGTGGGGCGCTTCATGAGCCGGTACAGGGTGGCGCGACTGATGCCGGCGGCCTGCTGAACCTCTTGGTTGCTGGCGCTGCCAAGCCCGAGGCGGTATGCGTGCTCTCGCTGCTGTTCGGTAAGGTGCTTCCCGCGCTTTGGAATGCGCACGCGAAGTCCCCCATATTCGGCACGGATTTCGCGCTCGATCTGGGCCTCAACATCCGGAGAAAGCGCAGCCGGGGCGCGCAGGCGGACGCGCTCCAGGATGGTGATGACAATATCAGGCTCTGCGCCAGCGTCGTCGTGTCGTGGCGGGAGACTTGTCGGAGGCCGAGTCATCTCCAGCGTGCGTTGTTTTTGAGGCTGATGGTGCCGCGGCCAACCGGCGCCGCGGTAATGGAAGCCGCAGGCTGCTCCTTTTGTGTTGACTTGACTTCTTTTTGGCTGAACAGGTCCTCCGGCGGCTGTATCGCGGCCTCGATCTGTGCCCAGCGGCGGTCGGTGTACTGGTGCAGGCCCAGGCCGAAGGCGGCGTGCTTGGCGTAGATGCGGCAGTCCAGCACTTCGTTGCGCGGGCGGCGCTTGACCCAGCGGTAGGTGTCTTTGCCGTTGACTTTGGTCAGGATGCGCTGCTCCGCGGTGAGTTGCTCAAACCATTCGCGCGGGAGGTCTGCGGCGAAGTGGACGTGGCCGGGCCCGGGCGTCTCGATGCTGAGCTGACCGAGTAGCAGATCCTTGGCGGTGTCGGTACCAAGCTGCCAGAGTTTGAGGCCGTTGGGCCACTTCTGGCCGCGCCAGTTGACCTCGACACTGCTGGCCGGCATGAGGATGGGTTTGTTTTCCTCGCTTGACCCTTTGATGGCGCGCAGCGTGGGCAGAATGTGCTGGTATTTGCGCACCCAGTTGTAGACATCTTGCGTTTGGTCCGAAGAGTCGATGCTGATGGCGCTGAGGCCGAGGCTGCCACCGTGCCATGCCTGCGGGTAGCGGCGCTGCAGGTAGTCTGTGACGCGCTGCCAGTCGGCCTCGCTGCTGGCATTGCCTTCGATGATGGCGTGGTCGATGGCCCAACTTTCGAGGCCGCGGGCCCACCCCCAAACGCCGATTTCCCAGCGGTCGCGCTGCACGTCAACCCCGGCGGTCAGGATCAGCGCGCCTTTGGGCACGGTGCCCAGCGGAAGGCCTTCGGCTTTGGCGCGGGCCTGCAAGGCGTGGTCGTCGCTGCGGTCGCCTTTGATCTCCCAGGTTTCGCCCAAGGTTTCGTTGACGTAGAGTTGCAGCGGGCCGTGGTCGCCTTTGGCGGCAGCGGCCAGGGCGTCGAGGTATTCCTTGACCATGCTGGGCCAGGCGCGCTGCGGGCTGTAGGCCGACCAGACATGGGCGCCCAGGGTGGCAGGCGGGCGGCAGGGCTGGCCTTTGGCATCGCGCCAGGTTCGATCGGCGCCGTAGCGCTTGCCGGTTTTGCTGCACACCCAGGCGCCCGTAGTCCACTGGCCGCCGGCAGGGTTGCACTGTTTCAGGTAGTCGGCTTGCGTGATGCTGGCGCGGCAGTGCGGGCAGACGTGGCGGACGGTTTCGGGCTTGCCATCTTCCCACTTCATTCCATGGGCTTTGTCTTTTCCGCCCCAGCTTAACGGGTGGCCGGCGCCGCAGTGCGGGCAGTCGATGTGGAACCGCACAAAGCCTTCGGCCAGCTCGCGGGCGGTTTCGGCCTGGTCGATGCCTTTGATCAGCGGGGTGGTGCCGCCGACGAATTTCGGGTACGGCGCACCTTCGAGCCGGCCTTTGGCGAGGCCCTTGGCGTCGCCGGTTTTCTCGATGCGTGCATCAAACTTGGACCATTCGTCCAGGATGGCCACCGCCACCGTAATGCGGCGGTAGGCCCGGGCGGCTTTACCCCCCAGCAGGTGCACCACGCTGTGGCGGAATTGCTTGAGCTTGATGGTGTCGGCATCTTTGCCGCCGGTCTTGCGCAGCGCGCGCACGGCGTCGATCTGGTCGAGCACGGGGTCAATTTCTGACTTGAAGTAGCTGTCGCGATCGTCGTCGGTGGGTTGCCATAGTGCCAGGTTTCGCCGGGTGTGGGCGATGTTGTAGGCCACAAAGGCGGTGACCATTTTGGTGTAGCCGACCAGCTTTGACTTGGTGATGTACAGATCATCGCTCCGGTCATCACTCATGAAGTCCATCATGCCGATCTGGAACACCCACGGCACCCAGGCGCCTTTCTGCTGCGACGATTCTCCGGCCCGCACAAACCCGCCTGCAGAGGCCCAGTCAGACAGGCGCTGGCGCGGCTCTGCGCGCAGGCCATCCAGGCCACGGCGAACCGCATCTTTGATGGCGCGCGCCGCCTCTGCGCTGAGGCGCGGGTTTTTGCTCATGCGGCGGGCTCCATGTCCGGGAACAGGTCAGCATCGGAGCCTTGTGCCTCGTCGTCGTCTTGCTGGGTGGCGTCTACCGCCGAATCGATGAGACGGGCGGTGCTGCGCATCCATTCATTGCGGGCGGACGCCACCACCGCCAGCACGGTGGCCATGACGTCATCGTCAATAGTCGGGCATGACTTGCGCAGCGCGCCCTCCAGCTGGTCAAAGCGGTCGACCACAGAGCTTGATGCTTTTCCGAGCACATCAGCCAGTAGGCCAATCGGCGCGAACTCACCGCGGGCAACGGCGTTTTTCAGCTCTTGCGCCAGGCGTTGCTCGCGCGCCAGCGCGGCG